AAATGGTTTAGCGGTACTCACGAAGAAATATTGGATTTCCTGTCTAGCTACAACTGGAGTAGTTCTTTTGCTCTTGCCCATAACGCTATGTTTGACTCTGCTATTCTCAGTTGGCGGTTTGGTATTTTCCCAATGGCTTGGCTGGACACGCTTAGCATGGCTCGTGCGACAGATGGTTTGGAAGCTGGAAACAGTTTGGCTAAACTTGCTGTGCGGTACAATCTCGGACGAAAAGGGACAGAAGTTGTTGAAGCCCTCAACAAACGACGTGAAGATTTTAGCAAGCATGATCTTAGCTCATATGGCGGATATTGTAATAATGATGTGGAGCTAACCTACGCCCTATTTCATGTGCTGGTGCAACGCTTTTCTAGATCAGAATTGGAACTCATTAGTCTTACGATTAAGATGTTTTCCGAACCGGTTCTCCAGCTAGACACCCCATTGCTTGAGCAACACCTGATGCAAGTTCAAGCTCGAAAAGAAAAATTATTGGCTCAATGCGTTGCCAACAAAGAAACGCTAATGTCAAACCCCAAGCTAGCGGAATTGCTTATAAAGATGGGGGTCGAACCACCGATGAAAGAAAGCCCTGCAAATGGGAAACTTACCTACGCTTTTGCCAAGAATGATGAAGAGTTTAAAGCCCTCATGGAGCATCCCGATGAAAGGGTTCAAGCTATTATTGCCGCACGACTCGGAACTAAAAGCACACTTGAAGAAACTAGAACACAGAGATTTATCAGTATATCCCTACGGGGGCGGATGCCAGTACCTCTTCGTTATTATGCTGCTCACACTGGTCGCTGGGGAGGCGATGATAAACTCAACCTTCAGAACTTACCTCGTAAATCTCTTCTCAAAGATTCTATTATTGCCCCTAAAGGATATGTTTTAATCGACGCCGACTCATCACAAATTGAGGCACGGATCGTTGCGTGGTTAAGTGGACAGCATGACCTCGTCGATGCTTTTGAAAGGAAAGAAGATGTTTACAAGATCATGGCGTCTGCTATCTACAACAAGAAGGAAAGCGAAATCGAAGCGAATGAAAGGTTCGTCGGTAAGACGACGATTCTCGGTGCGGGGTATGGCATGGGCAGTAAAAAATTTGCATTACAACTCAAAACTTTTGGGGTGGAAATTGCGGATGAGGAGGCGTCTAGAATTATCTCGGTTTATAGAGCCACTTACCCCCACATACCCCGACTGTGGAAAGAAGCTAATAGCGCCCTTGATGCGCTTGCACAAAAGAAAACTGCGCCTGTCGGGTGTCAACCGCAGGCACTTAGCCTTACGGAATCAGGTTTTTTATTACCTAGTGGACTTTACCTAAACTATCGTGATCTGCAAAAAGATAGTGACGACCAATATAGCTATGCAAGTAGACGTGGTCGCATTAAGATTTACGGTGGAAAGATAGTAGAGAACCTTTGCCAAGCACTTGCTCGGTGCATTATTGGTGAGCAGATGCTAAAGATTAGTAGGAAGTACAAAGTTGCCTTGACTGTGCATGATGCGGTTATGGCTGTGGTTAAGGAAGAAGAGAAGGACGAGGCGTTAGCTTACATAGAGGAGTGCATGAACTACCGGCCGTCCTGGGCATTAACTCTTCCCCTTGCTTGTGAAATAGGTGTTGGCAAATCTTATGGAGAATGTTGATGAATTGCACTATTAGAGCAAGAGTAGATAGAGAAACAAAAGAAAAAGCTGAAGCAATACTTGAAGAGATGGGACTAAACATGTCGGTAGCAATTAGAATGTATTTAAAACACCTCGTAAGAAAGGCGCAAGAGAAATGATTGAAAAATTAGTAGACCCGCAGTCTTTGGATAACGACATTGCGGTGATGAAGATAATGCAGTTGATGGGGCAGTTAACCCCTAACGATATTGAGTATGTTTTAAAAGCAACCAAGCAAGTCTACGACGCTATTGCGCTTGGAAGTTTGTATGAAGATTTATGAAGCCCTCATTGCCGTCATTGGGTTATGCTTAATTATTTATTTAGCAGCGTTTTATGGTAGGTACGAAGCAAAAGTTTATGCCTGCCATGAGGTGACTAAGTCAGACCCTAAAGATGTTCAAGATATATGTAAAAAACTAAGGAGAGTAGAAAATGGCAACGAAACCAACACTAGCGCCAAAAAGAAAAACGACGATTGAAGATACCCTTGGTATCAGCGTACAGATTATTAAGGAAAACAAAGATGGCTCAGCCGATGCTCAAGTTAAGTTTAATAAAGAAGGACTCGGAACACTTGTGCAGTGGGGAATTGTTGCTATGCTTACCGCAGCGATTGATGAGTACCGAGTTAGACCCGAGGAAGACGGCGAAACTCCTATTAAGCGAATCCGAGCAAAAACAAACGCCAAGCCTGTGGCGAAAAAGAAAGCGAGTAAAAAATGACCGCTAAAATCCTGCCCTTTACTGGGGAAACAATGCAAGATATCGACGCCGACACCGTATTAGAAAACAATAAAGGTGAGTACGAGTGCGTTGTTATTGTAGGCTATACCAAGATGGGCGCTGAGCGTTTAGTATCAAGCACAGGGGACTCCGCATTGATCTCGTGGTTGCTTATGAGAGCCAATAAAGTTGTGTTAGAAAGTGCCGATGTAAATGACGAAGAGGATTGGCTTCAATGATAGATTACGCTGAGTTCTTATTGGATATACGGAAGAACCTAAAGGACTTTGAGGATTGTATGCTGGAGAGAAAGTTTAAAGAAGCCCAATTGTATGCGGAGTCCGCATTAGTTGAAGCCCGATTGTTGTGTCTGATAGCTAAAGAAAAAGTCGAATGAAACCTGTAACTTGGTCATACTCCTCGCTTGGATTATTTCAACAATGCCCTAGAAAATACTACCATCTAAGGGTAATCAAGGATATACAAGAGCCAGCGACAGAAGCTATTATGTTTGGTAAGGAAGTGCATAAAGCGGCTGAAGATTATATTGGGCAAGGTGTACCAATCCCTGCGAAATACAAGTTTATAGAGCCAGTTCTCAAGATATTAGAGAACATACAAGGAGAAAAACTTGTTGAGTACCGCATGGGTTTGACCAAGGACTTAGAAGCATGTGGTTTTTTTGACGCAAACGTTTGGTTTAGAGGTGTAGCTGATTTGTTAATTATTGATGAGGACTCTGCTCATGTGATTGATTACAAGACAGGCAAGTCCAGTAAGTACGCCGACACTAAACAATTAGAGCTTATGGCATTGGCAATATTTAAGCACTTCCCTAAGGTACAGAAAGTAAAGGCAGGGCTAGCGTTTGTTGTGTGTGATGATTTTGTTAAGGCTAAGTATTCCGCAGAAGATGCTCCGCTATTTTGGATGCGTTGGATTGAAGAAACTAATCGTTTGGAAGCTGCGCACAAGACGGGGGTATGGAACCCAAAACCTAACTTTACTTGTAGGGGCTACTGCAAGGTATTAACTTGCGAACATAACGGGAAAGGAAGTTACAGATGAGTATAGAAATACTTGCAAGGCGAGAAAATCAATGGAGTGAAGAATTAATTTGTCCTAATTGTGGCGGACAACATTTACACCAAGAAAAAGTTGAAGTGTTTGACACGCACCATGTAGAGGTTTCCCCCACTAAAGTTATTACCAACACAGATTTTGAAATGGATCCGACTGGATATAGATCAGGGGTAAGAGTACATTTTTCTTGTGAAGGTGGTTTTGACGGAAAAAGTGATGTATCGAATTGTCGCCCAGTTTTAAATATGGGGTTTAGTAAAGGTATTTACTATATGTTTTGGGACGAAGTGTGTGGGTATGAAGAACTGAAGGGTAAAGTATGAACGACAATGATTTAAGGCAAGCATTTGCCTTGATGTTAACGGTTGGGCTTGAAAATGTAGACCCAAAAAACGTGTGGAAAATGGCGGATGCGTTAGTAGATGCCCAACACGAAGAACCCGAGCAAGAAGTTGGTATTGTCGCAGCTAAACCTAGAAGGAAGAAGAGTGCGTAAGGCTAAGTATATGAACGAAGTTATACCTCAGTCAGTAGACGACTCGCTTTTTGATATGACCCACCAAGAAATAGCTGACGAATTAAAACTTAAACGAGAAGGCATATCTCAAATTGAGAAGCGAGCGATGAAAAAAGTTAAAGCCATACTTAAAGAAAAAGGGCTTAGTCTTGAAGACCTAATCGTAGAGAAGAATAATGATAGACCCAGTTAACCATCCAGTCCATTATACCGACCACCCATCGGGTATAGAGTGCATCCAAATCACCGAGCATATGAACTTTAATCTTGGTAATGCTATTAAGTATGTGTGGAGGGCTGGGTTAAAGGGTAAGCATTTAGAAGACCTAAAGAAAGCAGTGTGGTATATCAACCGAGAGATTGCTAGATTGGAGAAACAAAATGGATAAGATAACGCCTCATAACCCTGATTGGTACCCACCTTGCTTTGAAAGTAAAGAGCACCATAAAGATTATATGTGGCAATCATATAGAACTAACCAACCACATGACCCACTAAACTATTGCTTAGACTGCACTCGTGAGTATAAGATAGAGATGCTTAAGCAGAAGAAGTGCGAACACCCTGAGACTATTTTTGTGGTGTGGAGAAGTTCCCATAAAAAAGATAGACCGATAGGGACAGTTCCAGACCAACCAGATATTCTTGGCATATCAAACAACAGCAGGTTTTGGGATGACCCCGCATACGATCATGTTCCAGGCAAACCAAAGGAGCCGCCCCCATGTCTTTAGAACCTATTCCATTTGCAGGTATGGTAGAAACTGACCCTGAAATAGCCTATTTAGATGCTATTGTTGCGGAGATGTATGGTAAAAATCCCGAAAATATGCCAAAATACATAGTATTAGGAGATGGAAGTCTCTACATTTTCCATAAAGAGGAAGACCGCTATGCCTTACGTGAACAAACCACGCCCATACAAGAAGGAATACCAACAGCAGAAAGAGCGGGGGGAACAACCAGCCCGCAATGCTCGGGAACGAGCACGCTATGCGATGGACAAGAAGGGCGTAGACAGAGCGGGGAAGGATATTGACCATGTTATCCCTCTTTCAAAAGGCGGCACGAACGCCCCCAGCAACCTTAAAGTTAAATCAAAAAGTGCCAACCGTTCCTT